ATGTTTCTTGAGGGATAACTGTAGATCCATTTTGTGAATAATAGCTCAATCCACTTTGTATTGCTTGACGATTTCCGCCGTATAACAAGTCAAACGATATTGAGTTAATAATGTAGCCAATATCTCGAACACATGTAGATGTATTAAAACTTGTTGATGGATAATTCAATCCAGCAGGACTTTCAATATAAGCAAGAACTTCGGCCTGCATATATGGAATATTAGCTTGTAGCAATGCATAGGTATTTTGTACACTACTTAATGTACTAGCTGTACCGCCATTAGAAACAATTAAATCTGTCCAACCTGAAACATTACCTCTTAGAATACTTAGAATGGTTGCAAACTCAGTATTAACAGTTGCAACTTCTGCGGCAGTACCTGGCTGAATGTTAGTGATTTGAGTAGCATTACTATAACGAGTAATACCCAATAACAAATCATCAGTAGCAGTTGTGTTTGTAATGACTTTGTTTGCTATAGTTTGTAGATATGCTATTGCCGCAGTGGTTGTGGTAATTTCATTAGGGATATTACCTGTATAACTACCTTGATTGTAATATTGTAAACCGGCAAAAGTTGTTTGACTATATTTTGCTGTTGGGAATAATAAATCTGTAGCAATGCTATCAACTATCAATCCGGCATCGCGTTGGCACTTAACCTTGTTATAAGGCAAATAACTAGGACCAGTAGGTTGTACTAGATTCCAGTTAATGTAGTTGAGTGTATTCTCTTGAATAAACTTTCTGTTGGCCTGTAACAATATTTCAGCACTTACATAGGCTGCATCTGGACCAGTACTTGTATAACTTGCAGGAGCAGCCTGAGGACCTTGTACAATAATATCTGTTACAATATTAAACAATGAACTAATAGCTGTACCAGCAACACCACCGTCTACTAAAACGGTATTGATAACCTGCGGAACATTTGGAATGTTAACTACAGGAGGAAGAACTGTACAAGTGTTATTAACGATAACATCTTGAATCAAATCATTTAAGTAGTTGATTGCAGCCACACATTGTGGAATAGAGTTAGCAATGTAACTAACTGGGCCGTTCCAATATGCATTTCCAGATTCTACTGCTTTCTGATTACCACCATAGGCAGCATCATAGGCAATATTTTCAACTAAAATACCTGCGTCTCTATACGATAACTGTATTGTAGAAGTATCGTAGCTAACTGTTTGCATAGTTGCAGCAATAAATGCAATAACTTCTGCTTGAATAAACGCACGATTTGCATGTAATAAAGTCCAAGCATTAACTGCGTTAGTATCGTTGGTTAGTGTTAAGTTTTGTGGAGTCTTAGGACCAGAAGCCACAGGACCATTAACAATAATATCTGTGATAACATTGATATTATTTTGTAGAATGTTAGCTTCAGCGATAGTTCCTGGTGTTCCAGATATTACCTGTGTACTATTACTATATTTTTTAGGAACAGATTGACCTGTTACAATGTAAGGAATGATACTTTGAATGAATGTATATGCCGCGGTTACTTGTGTTATTTCGCTAGGCACTTGTGTGGATGTTGTATAACCGTAATAGTAAACACCCGATTTCAAACTTTGTAGATTTCCGCCATGCAACATGTCAAAGCAAACAGAGTCAATAATGTAACCAACATCTCTATAGCAAGTTGCTGTTGTAAAGTTTGAAGCAGAGTAGTTTAATCCAGAAGGAGAAACAACATAGTTGTAGACTTCTTGTTGTAAAGTAGTTCTAGCTGACTGAACAGCATTATAAGCAGCATTAATAAACACATTAGATGTAGACAAACTTTCTGGAACAACTTGATTTGTTATGTCAGTTGGAGTGCCAGCACCTAATATAGTGGTAATAGTATTAAACAATCCGTTTGTAATCGATGTAGCAGTTGTTCCGCCAATACTAAAGTTAGTAATAGTATTTGCAACTAATGATTTTAAGTAGTTAATAGCCGCAGTAGTTGTTGTTAACTCTCTTGCTATTTGTCCTGTATAGCCGCCTTGACTCCAGTATTGTAGGCCAGCAAATGTACTATCGCTAGTGCTGTTGTACAACATGTCCATGCTGATTGCATCAACTATTAGTCCTACATCTCTACTACAAGTAGCAGAGTTATATGAGAATGTACCATTAGCAAAGGTGTTAACAAGATAAGATGCAACTTGTGCTTGTAAGAAAGGTTTATTAGCCAACATCAATGTACGAGCATTGAAAAATCCTGGATTTTGTTGACCAACTGTGGCATTCATACCAATGGCTAGATTTTCAGCAGCGGTATAAACCCATACTGCGCCTGTATCTGTAGCAGTATATGCATCGTACAATCTAGGATTAGATTTTGAACTCAGCAAGTTAGCGGTGGCCACTGTACCTGTAAAGTTAAGTGTAGATTGTAAACTTCCTGTATATTGTGTAGCAGCTGATCCAGCAGGGCCTGCATTAATAAAACCATTGATTGGCATATTTTCAATATAAACAGTGATGCTAGTTGTGTTAGCGGCCCATGTACCTGTACCCACGGCAACAGGAACTTGTACAGTTTGGTCAGGAGTAAACAATGTACCGTCAACTAACCATGGTCCAGAAAGATTAGTACAGTTCTGAATATACGGCGAATGGAATAAATCGATTTGTTTTCCTGGAGGGAACGCTGTACAATATGCACCTCGGTTTGTTCCGTTTATATAACCAGTACCTGGTAACAATCCGCTACGCCCATTTAAGAACTGCATGAATGCTAGATAGCAACCAGAGTTCATGTGGAACAAGTCTTGTGTCTTGTTGATAGGTTCGATACCTGTAGTACGAATATCTGAACCCATAACGCTAGTATATGGTTTCAGTTGAATAGGGTTATCTTCTAAATAATGCCCCGGAGCAACACGAATTTGTGTGCCTGGTTGATAATAAGGACTTTTAACAGCACCACTAACTGTACGGCAAGCACGGCTTGGATCCATAGCACGACCGTCATTAGTGTCGTCACCGTCCATGGTTACATACAATACATTAGTAACAACCGGTGCAGTACCAACAGGGTTATTACCGCGAACACGGATGTCACCAAATACATCCATAACGCCGCCACCGACGACATTACCGTTTTGATTCTTAGGAAGATTAATGCCGTTATTAGGACTTACAGAAATATTACCTGAGTTATTTCCTAAAAATTTTGTATAGATATTTTCTAAGTATGCTGTTGCCCAAGCAGTTCCAGTATCACCAATAGAACTAGGTGCTACAGTTGCAGTAGAACCAGGCAATACATTGCCGCCGATATAAATGTCTTGACCAATACCAACACCACCGGTGACTGTAAATGCACCAGTAATAGTGCTTACTGAGTTAATAGTAGCAGCAATATGAGCTTGATCTGTTGTTAATAAACCAGCAGCAGGGTTATAAGTTAAACCAAGGCTTGAAGGATAAATGCTGGCATTGTCGCCGTATAGTTGGGCTCCAGGTACAGTTAATCCTGTGGCGTCTGTAAAGGTAGGATAATAAATTTGATTATTATCAACAGGTTTAACAGTGATAAAAGAACTAGTAGAAGCTGTATTAGCATAGGCAACACGACCGTAAATATAGCCGCCGACTGCTAAATCTTGTTCGATGCCGACGCCGCCTTCAAAATATGCCTGAGCTTGTTGGCGTTCTCCAGTACTGCTATATAATGTAGGAACTCCGTTTAAATCAAGAGTCCCAGTTACTGCACCTACCGATAATCCATACCCGTCAATTTTTTTATTATTTACAGGGTTAATACCATTTGCATAAGGGGCGCCGCCTGGATTATCAATTGCATTACCTGGGTTATTATCGTTACTTTGAATGTAAGCATTACTTGCTTGCAAAGTTGGAGTTAAATTATTACTTACTAAAAAGTTTCCAGTTGCCTGAACATAAGAGGTTTCTAATGTGATAGCGGTAGAAGTAATAGCGTTATTACTACTTGGAGCCACCATTCTTGAACCGATTATTTTTGCCATTTCTTATTCCTTTAGAGTATTTATTACATTAGCTGATTTGAAGTGAAACAGCGTAGAGCACTGGAAATGTTTTATGAGGCCATGCAGGATGGCTTTTATATCTTAATGTTATACCGAAACTTGGATCTTGTATCATATCAGAAGTTAGGTTGGTAACTTTCCATTTGGTAAGATCTCCCGAGTAAGTAGTTATTGGATATAACAAACTTTCATTTTGACTCACTGTTGTAATAAACGCTGGTTGTGCTTGATTTTCCCCGATTAACTCACCTTGATAGCAAAGTTGAATTGTATCATCTGCTATCCTACCACCACGATTCATTTCTACTGTAAGACTTATATCCGATATAGTGTCAGGAATAGAATCAAAATTAAATCCTGTCAACTGTACATACCAAGTATTATAAATTAAATCATATTTAGGACTTCTTGCTATATGCAATAAAGGTTTTACTGTAGATATACTTGTTTTTCCTCTTGTAGTTAACAATGGAAGATTATTATCCCAAGCAATATCAACTTCTGAGTTGTCTGCATATTGTGTTACTACGGTTGGAGTGGTCATCCTGTATTTACCTGATTTGAATCTATGCGTAGTAAACAAAAAAGGACTCCGAAGAGTCCTTTTTATAAACTAATAAAATATTAGTAAGTTTGGATACCAACGCAAGCGCCGGCTTGAGTAGATACTGTACCACTAGCATTACCCCAACCTGCAACCCAACGCACTTCTGTTCCATTTGCAAATACAAAAGAACCATTTACAGTTTGACGAATAACACGAGCTTTACGGCTTGTTAACTTTGTAACAACATAAGTGCTACCATTAGCATCTTTAGCAATAATGTTCATTTGACCTGCAACTAAAGAAGCTGCTGCCGCTGTAGAAGTTGTTAACTTGCAGATAGCACGACCTTGATCGTTTTCAACTAGATAACGATGGCTACCTTCTTGTTTTAGAATTGCCGCAGTTGTAGCTGATCCTCCTGGAATAAATGCTGTACAAGCAATATTACCTGTGTCATCTTCTTGAGCTGTTAGGCTAGCGGTAATAACTGCACCAGAACCGTTATCGCTAAATGTTAAGTTAGAAGAATTATTCCAAGTACCGTTGTTGTTTACTGTACTAGTAATGATGTTACCGTTAATAGCAGTAACATAACCGTTAATACCAGTTATTGCACCAGAAATTAACATACCAATGCTGATACCAGCTGTGGTTGATACAGTGAATGTGTTAGTAGCAGTTACACCAGAGTTAACTGTACTTGTGACTGTTGCTGGTTTAACAATAGTAATAGTAGCTGTACTGTAACCGGCGCCGACATTAGTAGCATTAATGCCTGTAATGCCACCTGCTGGGCTACCTGTTGGACTATTAATAGTCAATGCAAATGTTGCTTGTACTCCATCAGCAAGGCCTTCAGTCGGTGCTGAAACAGATACAGTAGTACCTTGTGAATAGTGTGTACCGTTCGAAGTAAGTGCTACAGCAACACCTTTATATTTTACTGCTACGCTGGCATCGGCAGCGCCTTGTTTTACAAAATATCTCTTTTTAATTGGACGTCCCATTTTGTTTCTCCTTTATGTTTATATGACAGTTCTATTGCCTACGCGGTTGGGGTTCCGCATAAACTCTCCGTTAAGAGCGAACAGTATATTTAATAAAAAACGCCCCGAAGGGCGTTTTTAGTGAGGTTAAAAACCAATAAAATATTATTGGAAGCTAACTGTAGAGCTGTTGATAGCAACTTTGCTCAAGTAGTCAGCAGCATTGCCTAAGCTAGATGCTGTGTTGTTCAACTCGACATAGCCGTAGCGTGTCAAGAAGCCAACTACTGGTTCGAATGTTGCTGGATCTAGAACAACACCAGAGCTCATTAGAGGAATATAAGGGCAATAGAACGCAGCAGCATCTGCTTCGCTAGAACCTTTATAACCAATCATAACTTGGTTGCTGTCAGCGCCTGTGTCGCTCAAGTAAGCGTCAACATAAATCTTCATAGCGCCATTCAATGTACCAACAAACTTGGTGTTTGTAGGAGCTTCGAAAGTGCCTTCTGTTGTACGAGCAAAAGCGCTTGTAGTAGCAGATTGAAGAATTGTCAATGCTTGGTTAGAAACAACAGCCCAGTTACCTGCGCCGCGACGTGTACGTTGGGCGATCAAGTTGCTTGCGCGGTTGATCATAATAGCTAGAGCAGCGTGTTCGTCACCAACGAAAGTTGCTGTACCGCTAACCAAAGATTGGTCATATGTATAGTCAACTGTAGCCAAGCCACGTAGGCTAGCTAGGATTTCTTGGTCGATTTCAGCTGTGATTTCTTGTGCTAGAGCAGCCATGATTTCTGCTTCGATGTCAATACCTTGTTGGGCTTGTGCATCTTGAGCAGCTTCAAAAGTCCAGCGAGCGCTTAGTTTACGAGACTTAGCTTCAACTGGAGCTTTCAAGATTTGAATGCTCATGCGGTTACCTGGTGTACCTTCAAGTGCGCTTGTTGCGGCTGCACCTGGATAGGTAGCATTGTTGTTACCAGAATAGGCTTGAGCGATTTTGAATGGGCTCAATGCTTCTTCACCAGCTACAACTTCGTTAGAGCTATCAGCATAACGAACACGTAGTGTGTGGATTTGACCAACTGGACCAGTCATTGGTTGAACGCCGATGATTTCGTTGGCAATAACTGTAGGCATAACACGACGGATAACAGGTAGAATAACACGGTTAAGTGTTGCTACGTTACCAGCACTAGTTGCACCAGCAGTTGCGCTTTCAGCCAAATACTTACGGGTGTTTTCTAAGCAAACTTGCATAGAAGAACGACGAGTACCTGATAGGCCTTCAAGCAGAGCTTCTTTGGTCTCTGACCATCTTTCATTTAATAGTTGTGACATTTTATTTGTCTCCTTGAATTATAAATTATTTGGATAGACCCGCTAACTTGCGGATGTCCAAAATGTTATCTAAGCCTACCTCGGCTTTCATTTCACGATTTCCAGTAACAGGTGTAGCACTTTCACTTAAAACTGCTTTCTTAGGAGCGGCTTTACGTGTCTGTCCTTCCATTACTGCTGGTAGGTATTTGTCAAAAGATTCATTTAGTTTTTGTGTTGGAACGGATTCCAACAATTCTTTCATGATCTCTCTCTTATCGGCACCCAACGGGGCCAACAACTCGCCTAAAGCAGCTTTGCGTTCCATCAAATCTTTTGTAACGCGAAGATCGCGTTGTACGGATTCGACCAAACTTGCTTTTTCTGCAACGGCTTGTTTTGCTTCAGCTAGTTCTTGTTCTTTCTTCTTGATGATCGTTAACAATTTACTTGTTTCAGATTTCTCATTTAGAAAGGAACCAGCAAACTCTTGTGCAAATGCTTCATAGATCTTACGACCAAAGTCATTGTTACGAGCACTGTCAATATCTTCTTTCAATTGTTTGATTTCAGATGTTAACTTTGTAGTAACAGTGGCTTCAACAACCTTACTAGCTTGTTGAATGAAACGTTGCTTGATTTCTCCAAACTTGCTTTTTGCTTCACGAACTAGCTTAACTTTAGTTTCAGCTAGATCTCGCTTGTCAGCAGCAAACTCGTTGATTTCTTTAGCTAGAGCGTGAACTACGAATTGCTCTAACTTGTTGAAATTCTCAGAAACTTTTTTACGGTCTCCTTGGAACTCAACCAATTCTTTTCCTAGTTGATTGATGATAAAACTTTCTAACTTTTTAGCATCTTCAGCAATACGTTGTTTGTATTGTGCTTTTGCTTCAGCTAGGGCCTTTTTATCTTCATGCAATTCGGACATCTCAGCGGTTAGGCGATCACTTAACATCTTGTCGATTGCTTCTACCATAACTTGTTTGTCATGTGTATACTTTTGTGCAAACTCTTCACGAAGTTCAGCAGTCACTTGGTCGCGTGTTTCTTGTAGTTTAGTCGCAAGAGCAGTTTCGACAACTTGTTGTGTCTCTACTGTCATTACACCTGACTCTACTAATTGTTTGAATGCGTCCAACATTTATTTCTCCTCGGGCTTATTTTAGACCTTTAATAATATTCAAGAGACTCTCTTGAAGATATTTCTGGGCCTTTGGATCTTCTTTTACTTCTTGTGCAACACGGAACGCTCTATTCCCGCCACGAGCATTCATTATATGCTCGTAAACTGGAGTAGGATACGCACCTGGAGCACTGGGTTGAGCAACTACATCTACGGTGATAATTTCGAAGTCGGATACATGGCCGTTCATGTCGTTGACATTGCCACTACCACGAGAACTCACGCCAAGTTTTACACCTGCTTCGAGCATCGTACGAACTAGTTGTCCCATTGGCGTAGGTAAAATTTTCATCTTACCATAGCCATTTGGACCTTCCATCCACATCTGAGTAATCATATGGGATACACGGTCTAAATTTACTTTTAAGTCATCAGGATGGTCAACTTCACCTAACACACTATAACCGTTTTTAATTTGGTCGTTTAATGCGTTAACTGCACGTTCAATTTCATCTACTGGGTAGACACGTTGATTTGCATTACGGATACCACCTTGGATAGCAATGCCTTTTAGGTAAAGACTTTTGCCATCCTTGTCGTCAGACTCCATAACAATAGAAGCCTGATCGAAACTTAGGTGTTCACGTAGATAAGAATATTTGCTCATCCTGTTTCTCTAATTAAGCGTTGCGGTTAGGGGCGCCGTTGATAGGGCTCTTAACTTGGCCAACACTAGTTTGACCTGCTTTGTCACCTGTTCCAGAACCAACTGGTCCGGCTGCTTTGTTGTTACCTGGGTAACCGGCACCTTGTTTGCTTAGTGTTTTAACGCCAGACTTAACGCCATCAACGTTGTGCATACCCTTAGCAAACTTTTCACCCTTTTCTGGGTTGATACCTTTGTGTACTTTAGCAGGACTTGTGCCAGTATTGCTTTCGCCTTCTGTGTAATCTTGTGCTAGATTAGCAGCGGTTGCACCACTTTCTGGTTTACCTTTACCAGAACTTACTGCACTTTTGCCTTCGACTGGAGCACTTTGTTTTTCACCAGTGCCAGCACCTAGGTATTGACCTTGAGATTTTTGTGTGTTTCCACTGTAATCGTGGCCAACTTTCTCAACATACTCACGTGTCATACGACGACCTTCCATGAAGCCCATTCCTTCGTCTTCATCTTCTTCGTCGCCAAATTCTTCTTCACCTTCTTCGTCACCCATTTCGGCTTCTTCTTCACCTTGGGCTTGTTCTAGTTCAGCAAAAGCGGCTTCAAGTTCAGCAATAGCGTTCTTGATGTCCATGATTGCGGAATCTTCTTGACCTTCATGACCGTGTTCGTCGTCAGCTGGAGCATCAAAGTTGTCGCCATCAGTGGAGATTTCACCACCAAAGTCGTCTGTTTCGTCACCAGTTTCGTCACTGTCCATCATGTAAGAATCTTCTAATTCTTCATCACCTTCGTCCATTTCTTCTTCTTTGGACTCGTCCATTTCTTCTTCATCGTCCGCAGCACCTTCTTCTACAGATTCATCTGCTTCTTCGTCGGCTGCTTCGTCCATTTCTTCATCTTCTTCTTCAGCGATAAGGTTTTCATAGATATCGCGTGACTTCTCGACAACGATTTCGTGGAATAGAGCGTTAGCACCTTCCATGTCTTCGTTTACAAGTAAGTCTAGTAATTGTTCAAATTTTGTAGACATGTTATTAATTTCTCCTATTAGGGTAGCGGCAAGGCTGTAGCAATATTTACACTACAGTAATATTACGTGCTGGAAATAGGCTGAAAACGAATCGTTTTGGCCTTAAAGTGACAGAGTTAGACTCTTTTTTGACTATTTTTTGTTAAAAATATTTAGTTTCTGTATCTAAGAGTTATATAGAGCGTTAAGTAGTACCAGCTTCTGGTGGAGGAGCGGCATACATTTTACGCACTAAACCCATTTCTTCTCTATGTTCGCGAGTGTGTGCTTCGCTGGCTTTTCTAATGTCATTGATCATTTTTAAAGTCAAACGAGTCTTACGATAGTCGGTTCTTTTAAGGATGTTGTCAGTGTCGTTTTGGCTGACATAACGATCATCCTCTTTAGGACCGGCTTGGTCGCGATCAAAATAAATGAATTCTCTTAAAAACATAGTGTTATTTATACAGCAGGAGCTGCTTCCCCGGCTCCGCTACCTGCGGTTGGAACAGGAGCGCCGCCTTCTGCTGGTTCTTCTCCCATGGCTTCTGGGCTAGGTTCTGGAGCAGATAATGAACTAATATCCCCGCCAATACCGTTTGCAGTAATACCTGCACTACGCATTTCGCTACTAGCACTCAAGAATTGATCTTCATCAACATTTTCTTCTTTCCATAAGGTAGCATTTTGTGCAACTTCTTCTTTGGTTAGTCCCAAGAAACGTTCTAGAGCAAATCGTTTACTAATGAAAGGAATAGCAACCATGGCGTTAAATGTATTAACACGGGCAGTATCCATTTCAGCTTGACGATAGGAGGCAAAGTTTTGTGGAGGATTAAATTTAATGTCAAAAATATTGCTATCTACATTGATACCTTGGGTATGTAAGTATACCTTAAACTCTGTATCAAATGGCTCATTCATCAATGATTGTAGTCGCTCGCAATACTTGTTAAATCTTAGTTCTTGAATATAGGCTGTCCCAACTCGTCCATCATTAAAGCTGCTACCTCCGTCATCGCTACTAGTTGGTAAGTAAGAACTTGGAATACGCAAAGCGCGAAATAGTTTATTAGTAAAGTACTTAAGGTCATCAATTTCTCCTAAGTTTTGACCGCCTTGTAAGATTTCAACCTTACTACCACGACCTTCAGCAGTTGTTGGGAAGAAGTAATCTTCATTAATGCTTAAAGGATTATAACTTGCATCAATTACACTTTGGCCACCACCACCTGCACTAGGAATACGGCGTTGGTTAATTTCATTTTTAACACGTTCAACGAATGCCATGGCCAAGTGACTAGGCATATTACCTACGTCAATGTGGAACACACGACGTTCCGGAGCACGTTGTATACGATAGATTAAGATAGCATCTTCTAGTAGTTCTTTTTGTTTGAACACTTTAAAGATACTTTCCATTAAACTATTACCAAATGGGAAGTTGTTGTCTAACCCTTCACTCATGCTAATATGGATTACATGACGAGCATCAATAGCATATTGATTTTGATTTTCACTAAAACGACTGCTATTGGCAGTTGTAGGGAATGATCCAGTCATGCCCCTTGCCCCGCCTGCAGCGCCGCCGCCGCTTCCATAACTACCACCAAACTGGCTTCCGCCACCATTTTGATTGCTAGGTTGAATAGCAGTTGTACTTAGAGCTTCGAAGTTTGGATTAAAATCACGAATGTGATATTGTTCAGGCTTCTTGCCTTCGCTTTCATTTACAATAATCTTGTCTACTTTAGCTGGATCAACATACATCCATGCCTGTGTTTCTGGGTCACGAACAAAGAAACTATCACCAAATTTAAATGCATTTCGTACGATTTTAAACATACGAACAGGAAACTTGTTTAACTTACACCACTGTTGTAGGTACTTTTTAATGATTTTAATTTCAGTCGTAGTAGCTTGTTCTTTGAATTTGATTTGAAAAGGAGTACCGTTTTCTTCGTTTAGCTGTGTACAAAACTCTGCTAAAATATCAAACGCTGCGTTGACTTCACTGTCGGAATCCATTGTATCATACTGTCCATAACGCTCTAAACGGTTGGGGTGACCAGCATAAACGTCAGGAAGATAGCTAGAATAGTTTGAACGACTAGGGTTACCGCCCGAGTTTATACTCGTGCTACCACTAATGGTGCTCAGTTTACCCGATAGATTAACGGGTGTAAAGTACTTTTTCCATGACAAGATGTATTCTCCGGCTTATGGCTTATTTACCTTTATACATTAGGGGTTTTGTTTTCTTATTGAATAGAAAGTAAACCCGCCAACATTATCATAAATGTCTTGTGTATAATCCAAACCTTCTTCATGAATGTTTTTAGTATCTTGTAGTGTGCTATGAATAGCCTTCAGTGTGCTATTTTGTTGAGACATAACTTCGCGCATTTGAGCTTGATCCGAAACTTCTTTAGTAGTATCATCTTTTTTCTTTTCTTCTTCTGTAGGTATCAATCCGCCAGCAAGTTCTCCTAGCTTGCCGCCAGCAAAACCGCCTACGCCAGCACCACCTGCCGCTAGCAATGCAAGAGATAAGCCGCCGGTTTCTGGAGCCAATCCCAATGCCAATCCATATAAAAGAGTCCCTAGTACACTTGCTCCTATTAGACCACCTGTGGCTTTTCCATATTCTTGATTTGCAGTCTGCTGATTTATTTCGCCTTTATTTTTACGTTCAGTTGTATCCGATACTTGGAACAATGCACCAATGCCTGCTAATACAGTAGTTACTTTAGATAGATAGGGTAGAATATATTTTCCAAAAAATCCAGTTACCGCAGGTCCGTATTTTTCTAATGATTTTTCAATAATGCCTCCACCTCCCCCGCCTAAGGCGGCGCCTCCTACTGGAATAACATACATGGGATTAGTTATAGTACCAAGAGTTCCGAACCCTAATATACCTTTACCACCCCTAGCTAAAAGTATATCTCCCACTGTTTCTTTGAATAATAATGTGGCTTTTTGTGCTGCTATGTATCCGGTTAGACCAACTATAGCTAAACCTAACACAGATAATAATCCAGGAATCTTTGATAATCCGGTTATAACCAAAGAAAATGCAGCAGCCATATGTGTAACGATAGAAGTTACAATCTTAACAGCAGGAATCATTGCATCTAATATTACAGATCCTAAGTTTTTAAAAGATTGAGATAGACTTGCAAGATCAGCTGCTTGACTTTGTTCTCTTGTTCGTTGATTTGCAGTAACCTGATCTACAAGATTTGTCCATGCTTCTCTAGTGCTTAACTCTTTGTTTATTTGGATAGTGTTTGCTCTAGCAGAAACATTAGCAGCTTGTTGAAGCTGACCACCTTTTAACAAAGCAACCTGGAATGGCAAGGATGCGTTTTCAAAATCTTGTGCTGCTGCGTACTGCATACTAGCGCCGGCTTTAGTTTGATCGCTAACAGTCTTTGTAGTATCATGAACATTTGATACCAAATTTGTTAGCTCGTTAGTAGCACCCGGTAATGCACCTGCAAACTGCCCATGGGCCGAATCTAATACAGTACCGAATAATGATAAAGACTGAAAGTTTTCCGCCATTACTTTGCCGCCACGGGCATTTGCTTCTGCTAGACCAATAACTGCTTTATCAACGGCCTGTTGCCCTTCTGTTAAACGAAGTCTAGCAAGATAGTTTTCCCACGCAGAATTTAAAGATAGTTTTTTAAGTTCAGCTTCCTGTTCTTTTCTATTTTTTCCGGTGATTTCAGCAAGTCCATCTAGTTCCTCTAGATATAGCCCAGTGCCTTGAGTTATACCCGTAATGTTGTTTAACTCAGATTGAGTTCGACCGCCAGTCATTTGAATATAATCTAAAGCACCTTGATTTAAATCTTCAAAAGTATAACCCAAGGCCAATAAATTTCTACCTGTATCACCAGATACAAATTCTTTACTAAATGTACTAAAAGACCTTGCTCCATCACTAACAGTATCTCCCATTAAGGCTAGAGTACTGCTATTTTTGTTAATTAAATCTGTAAATTCCTGTAGTGTTAGATAAGAGTTAGCCGCAGCCATACGCATGTCGGTAAGACTTCCGCTAAAACTAACACCAGCATTAGTAATGCTTTGATAAGACTTAAAGTTATCTTCTTGAAATTTAAGTATAGTAGCAAATGCCAGTGAGACTTGTCCTATACCATAAGGTAGTTGGGACATGGCATTGAACACATCACTAAATGACCCTGCACCCGAAGTTATCGTTGAAGTAACCGATGCCAAGTTAGTAAAACTAGTGTTTACCGCTTTAGTAACTAAATCTAACTTGCTTACTGTATTTGCAGCTTCGCCGGCATTTTGAGCAGTTCCTTTTAAACTTGCATTTGCTCGAGCAATAGCATCGTCGTTAAATCCTGCCCGTGTTGCCCATCGATTTATAGAATCTAAAGTTTGTTTATTACCAGCCAGACTACTTAACAATAGTTGTTTAAGTGTAGCCTCAGTAGCTGCATTATTCAGCACTACATCTTCTACACCATCCGGTCCTGTAATCGTTCCTGTTACGTCTGCCATTGTTTTTCCAGAGTTTTCTGCGTATATAAATACTTAAAAGAAGATAACCGTTTTATCTTAAAGTTATTTATTCGGAGAAAACCGTGCCTGAAAACACCACATTTAATATTCCTGAGAATCCTTTGACCATGTTCATGCGTCAACCAAAAGTCTACATCAGACTACCTAGCAACGGAGAATATTGGCCACAAGGCAGTTTAGATCTACCCGATAACAGGCAAATCGCAGTTTATTCCATGACTGCTAAAGATGAAATCTTATTGAACATCCCCGATGCCTTAATGAATGGACAAGCAGTAGTAGACGTCATTCAAAACTGTATTCCCGCAGTTAAAAATGCATGGGCAGCACCTAGTCTAGATATCGATGCCATGTTGATTGCAATACGTATTGCTACCTATGGAGAAATGATGAAAACTCCTATTAAGTTTAATGATGATTTGGAAATGGATTATCAAATAGATTTAAGAACGGTGTTAGATTCATTGATGAACAATGTTTCCTGGACTACAGCGGTGCCCATTAATGACTCAATGACTGTGTTTGTTAAACCCTTGACCTATAAACAAATAACAAAAAGTTCAATTCAAGTGTTTGAAACACAAAAAATTATTCAGTTGGCCAACAATGATTCAGTCAGCGAGGACGATAAAGTAAAACTCTTTAAACAAAGTTTTAACAAACTCACTGATTCTACAGTAGACTCTATTGTTGATAGCATTTCTCATATAGACACAATTCAAGGTAGTGTTAGTAACCCTCAATTTATTAAAGAGTTTATTAATAATGCCGATAAAGATGTTTTCAATAAGATTCAAAAACATCTAGAAGACATGAAAGACCAAAATTCTATCAAACCCATGAAGGTACCGGTAACTCCTGAAATGCAGGAACGCGGAGTCACGGGGGATACCGTCGATATTCCTTTGGTATTTGATTCCTCGACTTTTTTCGCGTAAGGCTTTTGTATCTTGATATTCCTGAAGTCGAAAAACTCCTTAACGACCTAGACGGAAATACAAAAGCCATTAAAGAAGAACTGTTAAGAATATGTTGGTTTATGAGGGGAGGGGTAGGATATAATGAAAGTTATATGCTTTCTCCCGAAGACAGAGAGATTATCACTAAGATTATCGAAAAGAACTTAGAAACAACTAAAGAAAGCGGATTACCTTTCTTCTAATACTAGAAATGAGCTAAAGCTCATTTGTTATTTCGCTCACGCTCATAACTGATTGTATTTCTTTTAATCACGACGTGTTAAATTTCATGTAGATTGTTTCAGTCAGACGGAACCGTTTTGCAAGGTTCCGTCTCTTTGTCTTCATGTGAGTCATCACAGCCGAGACATTGGAAGTAGGTTTTAATTATTCACCGTATGCTAATGGGCTCTGACCTTTCCCAACCTACGTCGACATCGCAGAATTATCTGCTACCTTAAACTTCGTTCCTAGTGTTTAAGTTTTTATAGCCGGTGATTTCGTATGCTAACATTCATACTATAACAATGCGTCGGGCGTATGGTTCTACCCTCTGACTCACTTCCGATTTTTCAGGATACTGGAATTCCTCCAGGGGAGTGCATCATTATGTTACGTGTCCGGTTATTCCCCGGTTTTTCCACAGCGGTATTACAAACTGGCCCGCTAACCTTAGGTGCTAGATGATATATAACCTTTTGGAATCCAACAAACAAACATACTTTTTCCTTTTTTATTTTTGCAGGTATTACATACTACCTTACCTGCATGTGGTCCAGTCGGTTCGTTGATAATTTCCCAATTATGGGATTCGTGGATTCCTAGATGTTGCCTTAGTTTATTTCTTTGATCATGCCATGCTTTGTCAAATCCAGTTTTTGGATTAGTCCAGTATGTATCATTTAAAAATGCTGTATCACTTTTATTGGTTTTACTGTAATCAAACTTTGTCATGATCTTATTTTTTTAATATATGTGAGCCATGTACACGGACCGAGATTTGTCCATTATAGTAGTCTGTAGATTCAAGTACTTTGCGGTCGAATTGTTCACGGGCCTCAATGTAACTACATTCTGCTTTACTACGACAGTAGTATAATATCTCTCTGCTGAAATTTTCTTTGCCTAAATTAGCAACGTCTGCACTGAGTTCGTTGCTGGAGCCATAATATTCTTGCCAGTCGCTGTCTATTTTACTGCGAATTTTCTTTTTCTTTTTTGTGCCATTTTTTAGTTTAACAGTTTTATAAGTTGTTTTACTAAACTTTGCTAACTTCTTGCCTATATATTTTCTACCAGTGATTAAATTTGTAATCAAGTAGACAAACCCGACACAGTCATCGGGCAGGTCTTCCACGTTTTCTCCCTGGTACTTCCACATCTTTATTTTTCTTCACTGGTCCTGGTTTTTTTGGATGCAGTTTCCAATGTTCATGATCTGCTTCTAAACTGGCTTGCCATAACTCATGAGATAAATGTCTCATACGTTTATATAATCTACGCATGTTCATTACCTCTTCGTCTCTAACTCTTGCGAACTTCAGAAACGTTGCATTATAGTTATGTATATCGATAACCATTGACATATATTCTGAATACAGCTCAAGATACCGAGCCATAGCTGGTTCATTCGCCTGCGGAGTAACTGGTGTAACCATTTTCTTTTACCACTCGGAGCACGTTATTTACACGACCGACTAATTCATCCTTATGAGATATAAGGAAAATGTTCTTATTTCGTTCACGTGCCATTTTCTTCAATACTGCTAAAGCACTTTCAACCCCAGCACTATCCATACCTGCATCTACTAGTTCGTCAATAAACAATAAATTCAAACTTTGATACAATCCTTCCCAAACATCTCTAAAAGCAAAACTCATGGAAAGTATCAGTCGATTACGTTCGCCTCGACTTAAATTGTCAAAGTCTAAGTCTTGACCTAGCTGTGTAATCTCAACACTCAAATCGTTTTGAAATATCACACGGTGCGGCAATCCTAATGTATCAATATAGTTACCTAATCGTTTGTTCAAATAACTTAAATTTTGATCAATAATACGTTTACGAATAAAACTATCTTTGTTGGTTAACAGTTTTAAAAGATATTCTTGGTGATCTTTTAAACTAGTTAGTTCGTTAATCACATCCCATGTGATTTCCTGTAAAGCACTTTTCTTCAGTTCTTCAACTTGTTCAGCATAGGGATTGTTTTCATTTGCCCGTTCAGTTAGGCGTTTTTCTAAACTATCTAAGTTGTTTTTATGACCTAATGCTTCTGCTTCTGTGTCGTAAAACGTAATAGGACGCTTAGGTTGATCACCGATAGATTCCAGTTCATTTAAAACTGGAATAAGTTCGTTGCCAATCTTAACACCATATTCTAAAGATTCGTTGTAATGTTTCTGTGCTAATGCGTTCATTTCTTCATGTTTGTGATCATGAAGATCCTGTTCGCAAGCAGGGCATGTTTTATTTTGTAACTTTTCTAATTCTCGTTGATACTTGTCAGAAGCCTTTTCTGCTTGAATCAGTGCAGATTCTAATGTGGCCTTTTGTTTTTGTAGACTTGTAATCTTAGAGTTGTTATCTTCCCATACTTTCAACTGAGCATGTAAATCTAATTCTTGGTTGATATTAACAGTTGCTAGAGTCTCGATACTTTTAATCAACGAGTTTAAGTCTTGTTCTTTTTTATTTTCCCAAGCATTGCTACGAGTGATCAAACTGTCAATGCTTTTTTGAATATTTTCGTTAGCACGTTTAGTTGCTTCGATTTTAGCAGTCTCCTCAACAATTGCATCTTTAGTTTCTTTAACTGATGCCTTTAGTGACTCTGCTTTTTCACTAAGCAACGTAATGCCGAGCAGTTGTTCGATAACTTCTCGTTGATCCGCAGCCCTCATTGATAAAAAAGGTTCTGTATAAGTGTTCAATGCCAAAATGTGTTTAAACATGGTGTGTGACATTTCTAACATTTGTTCGATGGCTTTTTGTGTTTCTCGACTATCTCCCTGAGCATCGTCATCTGTTTCGTCAGTTTTTAACTGATCGTTATTAACAAACAACCTAAGCACATTTGGTTTACGCCCACGCTCAATACGATATGTATTTCCGCCTTTATCAAACTCTACAGTGACTAACATATTTTTACCGTTAATCTTATTGATCAAGTTTTCTTTCTTGATGTTTGTAAGAGCTTGACCATAGAGTGCGTAACTCAAAGCATTGATAATGGTAGTTTTACCTGTACCGTTACGTGAGCCTGTATCATCTCCTCCTAAGTCAAGGTTAGCACCTAGCACTAGAGTTAAATGTCCTTGTTCGAAATCTACGGCTTGGGTATTTTGACCCACACTCATGAAGTTCTTTACAGTTAGGTTTTTAATGTGAAAGCTCATAGTTCGTTATAAATCTTCAATAAAATGCTTTTATCCATTTGACCGTTTTCTAAATTAATCAATCCATCTGTAACAATCTGGTCAACACTTTCAAACATAGTTTCAGTGTTTTCATCAATCATTCCGTTAGAGTTACTTTTATCCTGAATCAAACTAAGTTCTCGGATATCGTAAAGGTTACTAAACTCATCTTTAATATAGTTTGCTTCTTCAAAACTAATAGGGATATCTAAGTTTACTTTTAAATGCATCTTAGATTTCATGATTGTGTCTTTCTTATCAATCATCTCACTAAGTTTGAGTACTCGATACTTAGGACAGTTATCCCAGTTAATAAATTTAGGCTCGCCGCCCCATTCCATGATCATCATGCCACGTTCATCGTCCCAGTTATCTGCAAAGTTATGGGGAAAGGCATTACCAATGTACCAAACCTTGCCTTTATTCTGTCGTTTATGGAAGTGTCCCGAAAAAATATAATCAGGACCGTCAAAGTCGTCAACTTTTAATTCNCCNTGGTCGGGCATTTGTACCATNGCATTCATATAAAACAACGGCAGTTCAAAGTGTCCAAACACATATCGGCTTTTCAACTTTTTCATTTCCTTCCACTCATCCCCGACAAGCCACGGGACTAGGGTGACATCATCAAGAGTTGTTATACCCTCTACGACGGTAACTCCTGGAATATGGCGACCAAAGGCCGATGAATGAATATCACGCTTGTCTTTGTAAAACAAATCGTGGTTGCCGGGAAACCAAAAAAACTGCTCAAAGGCAGCACCTAGTTTTTCTAAACAGCGTAGACTACTATCTAATGTGAATAGGTTTAGGCTGTTTCGGTTGTGACTCCAATCGCCAAGGAAAATGCAAGTTTCACACCCTTGCTCCTTGGCGGTTGAAATAAACCAATCTACGAATTCTTCGCAATCTTGTAAATGTGTTGATGAATTGGACTTTAGACCATAGTGGATGTCGGTGAAACATGCCACTTTTTTAAATAGACCCATTATTATAGTTCTCCTATAAAAAGTATAGCGTGTACAATACTAAAGGTCAAGTAATAATGTCTTCGTTTTCTAGCTCTTCTTCGTCCGAGATATCTTCGCTCTTAGGCATACGCATATTTTTATATAGTTCTGCTTGGCGAGCAATTTCTTCGGCATACTCTTGGCTGTTTTGTCTTGTTAGACTTGGAGTCAATCCTGCTTCTTCCAACAAGTCATCGCGAATATTTTGACTCTTCTTTTCAATATTTAGAATACGAGTGAATGAATTTGTTACTGCGGCAGTATAGTAGGCAAATGGATTCTCGGATTTTGATTCATCAAACTGTAGTCCAATCTGACTTAGTTGAAGAATAGCCTGTCCTTTCATTTCATCGACATAAGTATACCCACGCCAGTTGCTACGTTGGGCATAGCGTTCGCTGAGTTTGATAAACATTTTGCCAAGATTTTCAGTAATGCGTCCGTGTTCTTTATTAAACTTACCAGTTTCGATAGGACCTTTCCAATGGCTTTTACCTACACACATTAGTTCGCCTTCGTCGTTAAACTTCCAATGTTGGAAAGGAGGAAAGTTTACTTTTTCATGACTGTCTGCACGATTTTTAACAGTCTTCTTGCGTCCCGGGGCAAGCGGGATATGATCGAATGTCATTATTCTGATTACAATATCTGTTTTTGCGATAGTTTTATAATCAGGAGTACATTCTGCTAGTTTGATTTTCTTATCGCCATCTGCTCTTGCTTGAGCAAATGCTTGTAAACCTAGTCTTTTAGCACGAGCACGTTTGGCATCTGCTATAGTTCTAATGTTTACCTTGTCGAGACTTGTTAAAATGATATCGTGTTGTTGATATTCAGGTTGCAAAAAACTTGAAAATGAACATTTACTACGATGAATTTCTGCTAATAAGTCTCTGTTGTTTAAGTATTTTACCTTTCTGCCGGTCGGCGCGATAGTTGTTGTTGTCATATTGTTATTATTTTCCTAACTTTTTTAGTTTAGCACGGAAATTGCTAGTGTCAACCGAATCTTTAAAATATTAGCACTTTATTTAAGGTTAAATAGTATATCAAGGAATAATATTTATGCCCCTTTCCGGAAACTATCAATTTGTATCTAATACACCTACAGCAGATGTAGCCAACGCCCCTGTGGTTGGTGCTTCAGACTATAATGCTAATGTATTAGCGGCTATTGCTAAAAATCCTGCAGGTACCGTTACAGCCAGTGGCGCTGCTCGACCTGCACAAAGTATTCCGGGTGCTGAAGTAGGTGTACAGTTACAAACTCCTTTAGTTACTAATGCTAATAAAAAAACTCAAGATATGAGAGTTAGAATTCAAGTACCTACATTATATCAATCAGCAGTATATACGTCTGGCGCTGGCGGCAATTTAAAATCACTGAATAGCATTATTTTTCCATACACTCCTCAAATTAGTTTTGAACACAAAGCCGATTATGCTACTGAAAACCCAATTCATAGTAACTATTCAATCAACTTTTATAAAAGCAGTTATGTAGGTGACATTAGTATTCAAGGTGTTTTCACTGTACAAAATACTACAGATGCTGTAACTTATCTTTCAACTGTGCATTTGTTAAGAGCATTGACTAAAGGTAGATTTGGTGGTAGTGATAATCTAGCTGGTAGTCCGCCGCCCATTTGTAGATTACATGCCTATGGAACTTTTATGTTAGATAGCGTTCCTATTGCTATTCAAAGTTTTAAAATAGATTTACCAAATGATGTAGATTATTTTTATTTGAACGATCCTTCATTTCTAGAAGCATCAGTTCCTACCAAATCTACTATAATTCTACAATGTAAACCTATGTACAGTAGACAGGAAATGCTTGACAATACAGTATCAGGATGGATAGGTTCTCCTGCTCAACGCCAAAAAGGATTATTATAATGGCTGTCTATAACTCATTAAGTCCGTATTATACAACAAATCAAGCGTATGGTTATTTGGATGTTATAAACTGGAGACAGATACCTTCAGAAGTAGATGATATTTTATATACCATTCCTAAAAACTATGAATTTAGACCCGATTTATTGTCTTTTGACTTATACGGTGATGTAGGTTTATGGTGGGTATTTGCTGTAAGAAATCCTCAAGTTATTCAAGATCCTGTTTTTGATATGATAGCTGGCCTACAGATTTATCTACCTAAACTAAGTTCAATTAAAGTAACTTTAGGAATATAATATGCCTAATGCAGATAATCTTTATTCACCGACTGGCTATCCTTGGCAATCAGTAACATATGGAACTCTTTCAGGCAAATCAACTGATAGTTCAGTACAACGTAAAACTTCTAATGCAGGGTGGCCTCCTACTGTAACAGGTAGCGGTGTTGGTCCTACTAAATCTAATCTAGAGGAATTAAAAGCACAACAACGAGCAACTCCTGGAGAGAATGTTTTAAACAAATATAGATCTGTATCTTATAACCTTACTTTTGCGGCTTTAAACAAATCGCAAATTAATGACCCCTCGTCATTTAATCCACAAAGACCTGGATTTATTATTGCTTCTACAAAAGGTAAGACTCAAATGGGGCCTAGTCCGACATTTAGTAATGTTCCTGCCCCTCCGTCTACATCTGCAAGTTCTCAAGATACTACTACCTACAAATTTGTTGACGAAATAACGGGACAAGTCCAATCAAATAATGTTGTTGAAAATAATGTTCCTTCTTCTATTCCTAATGAAACATCGGGTATAGTAAATCAACAAAATCAAACTCGCCAATCGCAAGTTGATTCTTATAATAAAGTAAGTTCTGGAAAATACGACATGTATATCGACAATGTTGATATAGTAACACTATGTTCTTATACAAACGATGTTAAAACAGCATTGGCTACCGAAATACATTTTGAAATTGTAGAACCTTATAGCATTAATGGATTCATGGAAGCCATACAAGCTGGCGCTTTATGGGGAGGATTTAATGATTACATTTCTGGATCTTATGCCCTGATCGTGGACTTTTATGGGTATCCAGATGACGAGGGTACTCCGGACCCTGTGCTGATTGCAGAAGCAACTCGTGTGTTTACAGTTGGTATCATAAATGCAGAAATTGATATCAATAATAGAGGAACAGTATATAAAGTAGCCGTACAACCAGTTAGTGCCAAAGCCCTAAAGGTATCGTCGTCTAGTAATACTAGAGGTATGACTATTAAAGGTAAGAGCGTAGAAGAAATGTTAAAAAACTATGCTACCATACGTAATAATCAAAACATAGATGATGCTCAATCTACTAATATTCCTGTTGCCCAAGTTGATTCTTATTCAATAATTTTTCCAAGGCTTGATGAAAACGGCAATCCTATGGTAGATAAAAACGGTAACATTATAGGAGAACCTAATGAAATTGCTAAAGCAACTCATAAACATGTAAACCCTCCTATGAACGATACTGCAACACCGGGTACAGCATATCAGGTGTCGTCACAACTAAAACAGCCTAGTAGTGCTTCCGGTTCTAATATTGTTTTTGACGAACATCAAGCAACCTTTGCATCTGGTGTGGACATTCTAACTGTGATACAATCTGTAGTTATGGATAGTTCTTATATTGGCGATACACTAGAAGCATTTTATAAAAGCGTTAAAAATAAAACAAGTTTAGGTAGTAACATAGTTGACGAAAACGGCAACATTAAATATTTTAGTGTTATTCCAAAAGTCTATGTAAATCCTGGAAATAACAACGAAACAAATCAGCCCCCTACAAAATATGTTTACATGGTTGTACCGCGTAAGATATTATATAATTCTGCATTACCCGGAGCTAGTCGAGATGTAATTTCTCAAAAGGTCATTAATAATCGAGTTAGTCGTGTTTACAACTATATCTATACAGGACAAAATACCGATGTATTAGATTTTAAAATAAAGTTTGATGCACTATTTTTTGAAGAGTTACCAAAAGCAATGGGAAACTCAACACAGAATCCTTCTGCTACTAGTTCTTCTCCTAATAATTCAGCTAACATAGAACGTAATCCTCAACCTTCTGCTCAAGCATATAATACTCCGCAGGCAACTGCTCCGCAAAAAGGAACGTATAATCAATCTTCAAATGCCCCCGACGGGCAGGTAAATGCTAAAGATAGGATAGAGGAACCGTGGGAACAAATTAAAAAAGCCATGTATGGTGTAATAAACAATAGTAAGTCGGGATTAATCAGTGGAGAAATAACTATATTAGGTGATCCTTTCTTTTTAACTGATGCTTCAAACGGTAATAGTTCTATGGTTTCGCCGGGAGCGTCGATAAAATCTACAGTCAACCCTTCAACTAGCGAAGTTAATATTTTAATTAATTTTAGAAATCCTACCGACCTTAATGATGGTACTGGATTTATGCAGTTTGATAATAATGAAGTAGCATTCAGCGGAATGTATAAAATTATTTCTATTAGGCATGAATTCAAACGAGGAGTTTTTAAACAAACATTAGAAATTGTTAGATCTCCTAGTCAGGCAACAAAAACTTCTAGTCAAGAAGAAAGTACTCCGGGATCTTCTTGGAATTCTGCTGCCAATCCGAATGATCAAAGTGCAGTTAACTCCGGTCCTATACCAGCACCAGTTAACGGCAATCAAATTAATGTAAATGCGGTAACTTCGTTGCCTACCACAACAAACTCTGACCCTGGATCATTAAGCGGAAACTTATCGGGCGCCAGTGGAGCACAAAATTCCGTATCTTCTTTATACGGTATTGCTCCTGGAAATAACACTTCGTCGCTGGGCATTAAAGCCAGTGCTGGTGCATTATTTGCTGCTCAATCTTCTTTAAACGAATCGGCAGCATTGGTTACTTCTGCACAAAAAGTTCTCAACCAAGCAATACCTGGAACATCTTTAGCACAGGTTACTAATGTTGCATCGACACTAAACTCGAAATTATCAAGTGTATTAAATCCCAACGCTCTTGCTGTGTCTCCTAGTTTGGCAATAAATCAAGTGGGACAAAATATAAATCAAGTGCTAAATGGCTCAGTTAATAACATTGCTAATCAGTTCAAAATAAATCCTGTGGGTCTTACTGGGTTAACTGGAGCAATATCGGGGGCATTGTTGGGTAGTTTAATAGGTAGCGGCAAAGGCAAACAAGTAGCAACCGCGTTAGGTGCGTTAGCGGGATTGGCTGCAACTATACCAAAAAATGTTAATCTACAGCAAGCGTCTAGTCAAGGTTTGAACATCGAAGGAATGACACAACAAGAAATAAAAAATCTACCTCCTATTGTGGCACCTCAGGTTCCTAATCTCACATCCTTTATTCCTACTACGACCGCAGTTGGTATCAACAATCCTTTGTCTAACCTTACTTCGGGTCCGTTAGCATCAATACAAAGTGGTCAACTTGGTTCTGGATTATATCAAATAACACAGGCTACAAATATATCTACATCCGTTGAAGGAATACAACAACTTACTGGACAAGCAGCCAGTGTGGGTCAGTCTGTAATAAACACAGTTGGTAGTAAAACTGTAGCCTCATTATCACCACTTGTAAATACTATAAACGGATAATAAAATATGGCATTTGATGAACGAGCAAGAGTCCCTCCCAAAAATTCAGGACCATTCATTGCGGTTATTACTAATCATAACGACCCTTTAAAAATGGGTCGATTAGAAGTTGCCCTGATAGACGGTATGCAAAACTCCACTACTGTCAAAGGAGAAACCTATGTTGCCAAATATTTAAGTCCATTTAGTGGCGCAACTTCTGTTGACTATGAAGGCTCCGATGCTTCCAAGTTCAGCGATGTACAAAAGAGTTATGGCTTTTGGATGATACCTCCTGACATCGGTAGTAGAGTTATGGTTATTTTTGCACAGCAAGATCCTAACCAATGTTATTGGATCGGTAGCGTACAAGATACATATCAAAACTACATGATTCCTGGTATTGCGGCTTCGTCATCGACTTATATGACATCTGAGCAGCAGCAAAAATATAGTCAGGCTACCTATTTGCCAGTGGGCGAATACAATAAAAAGACTGAGTTATTAAAAGATCCTAGAATCGATCAAAAACCTAAACCAGTTCATCCATTCGCTGATAGACTTTTACAACAGGGTTTATTAATGGATCCTGTTCGCGGTCCTACATCTAGTAGTGCTCGCAGAGAAACACCTAGTCAGGTATACGGAATCAGTACACCTGGCCCATTAGATCCCAAAGGACCTGTTAGAGCCATTAACGGTGATAAGAATGTTGTTGCCCCAGTTAGTCGATTAGGTGGTTCTACATTTGTCATGGACGATGGTGATGTCAACGGACAAAATGAACTAGTTAGAATCCGTACAAGAACAGGACATCAAATCTTGTTACACAATACCAATGATTTAATTTATATCGGTAACTCTACAGGAACAACATGGCTTGAAATGACCAGTCATGGTAAGATAGATATATTTGCTCAGGATAGCATTAGTATTCATACTGAAGGTGATTTTAACTTTAGAGCAGATAGAGATTTTAATTTAGAAGCAGGCCGTAACTTTAAAATCACAACCATGGGATCAAATGCTGGAGATGTTAGTATAACTTCTGGCGGCAACTTAAATGTTACAGGAACTAAGTTCTTAATGTCGTCGCCGGGGGATTTTAATCTTTCAGCAGGCGGCAATATGAATTTACATACCGGAGGAACTTATGGATTAAGTTCTAAATCTGATATAAACTTATTGTCTGGTAAAAATTCTAATCTAACCGCAACATCGCAGTTTAATATAAAATCTGGTTTTAAAAATGTAGTAGCAATCACTGCTGGTACAGATATATCTTTAAATGCTAAAGATTCTGTTACTGTGGGAAATACTACAGATTCCCCTCCAGTGTTGTACACTGACAACTCCAGAACTCCTACTGTTGCCGATGCTGCTACTGCGCCTACAGTTACAAAACCTATATCGCCGACATTATTCAGTGTGCCGGTCCGAGATGTTTCCAAAGGTTGGCAAAATGGAAACCTATATAATGGCGGCACCTTATTGACAACTATGCAACGTGTCCCTATGCACGAGCCATGGGATCAACATGAAGATGTTAATCGTCTACAGTTTTCGTTGGCATATACTGATGCTGGAATAGGTCCCAGTGTTAGAGCTTCTAATGGATCAGTCATTCCTGCAGGACCTAGTGCAAATACCCCTTATCCTGCACAAGCTGGTCCAGGCATAGATAATGGCGTAGTTCGCGGACAAAAATTCCCATGGAGCACTGATCAACCTTTCTTGGAAGCAGTTAAGAATGTAGCTGAAGGATTTAATTTTGACCCATTAGATTTATTAGCAGCAATGTGGAATGAAACTGGCGGAACATATGATCCTGCTATTAAGAATCCATTAGGATCAGCTACAGGATTGATACAATTCTTAGAATCTACTGCTAAGGATTTGGGTACTACTACAGCACAGTTAGCGCAAATGACTCGTCCTCAGCAAATGCAATATGTGCAGAAATATTTTAGTAAAGCCGGTTGGCCTAGTGGACAAGCACCTAATCCTACTATTGCCAATGTCTACATGACAATCTTCTTACCGAAGTTTAAGTTTGCATCTCCAACCACAGTGATTGCAGATGGTACACCAGGATCTCCAACTTATCAATGGTATGCTCAAAATAGTGGGTTTGATGTTGCTCCTAAACAAGGTGTTATTACACCTGCTATGGTTGCTGCCAAAGCAAGTTTGCGTAGAATTTCTGTAGTGAATTGTTTAACTGCTGCTGGTGTGGGCATTGTCAAAGGTAAACCGGATTACTTTGTAGTTCCTGCACCAAGTACACCTAATGCTGGAACCCCTGTTACATCTAGTGACGGTACTATTGTTACAGATGGTTTGGGTAATCCTGTTACTACTTCTCCAACTTCTAGCTTTTTAGGTGGACCATAAATAGTATATCATGCCCTATAAATCACTTGTAATCACTAATGCTGCCACAGTTTATCAACAACCTGCTAAGACTAGCCAGTTTTATGTAGGGTTTAGTAGCGTGGATATTTCTAACACTAACTCTAAACTTTATGATTTAGATTTAATTATGCAAGACATTCTAAATCAGTTCAACACACGCAAGGGCGAACGTGTTATGAACCCTGCATTTGGTTCTATAGTCTGGGATGTTATTATGGAACCAATGACAGACGATATTTTTCAACTGTTAAGTAACGATATAAAAACTATTTGTACCAGTGATCCTAGAGCATATCCTATTAAAATGAATGTAAATGAACAACCAGGGGGCTACCTGATCGAAATCACAATGGTTCTAACTGGAACTAATCAATCCCAATCGATGATTTTAAACTTTAACCAATCTACTGGGTTAACTGCTCGAACTGTACAATAATATATGCGGTTTATAGCTGCTATAAATACGGTATAGATAAAAAATTATGACTATCCCAACCACAAAATCAAAATTACTTATTACACAAGATTGGACAAAGATTTACCAATCGAAATCTAATGCAGAGTTTCAAAGTTACGATTTTGACACCCTTCGTCGTATTTTAATCAGCTATCTTCAAGAAAACTATCCTGAAGATTTTAACGACTTTATTGAAAGTAGTGAGTATATTGCCTTAGTGGATCTTATTTCTTATCTAGGACAAAATTTAAGTTTCCGTATCGATTTAAATGCACGTGAAAACTTTTTAGAAACAGCACAGCGCCGCGATAGTATTCTGCGTCTAGCACAGTTAGTAAGTTATATTCCTAAACGTAATGTACCCGCAAGTGGTATGTTAAAGATTTCTGCGGTTACAACTACTGGAAATGTATTCGATGCCAATGGCAATAACCTAGCAAACAATCCGATTATCTGGAATGATGCTACTAATGCTAACTGGTATCAACAGTTTATTACAATTTTAAATACCGCAATGCCTGGCTCTATGTCATTTGGTACTCCAAATGATAGAAACACAAATCTAAATGGAGTTTACACAGAACAATATATTATTAATAGTTCTAATAATGATGTGCCGGTGTTCAGTTTCAATCAAAATATCAACGGATCTTCGATTGATTTTGAAATTGTTCCTGCTACTTTTTCTGGACAAACTTATGTTTATGAAGATACACCGTTGCCAGGAGCACCTTTTAAAATAATTTATCAAAATGATAACCAAGGCCCCGGTAGTCCTAATGCAGGCTTTTTTGCAATGTTTAAACAAGGTAGAATGTCGGCAAGCGGATTCTCCCTAGTAAATCCAGTACCTAACGAAATTGTAGGTATCAATGTTAATAATATCAATAACTCCGATGTATGGTTATGGCAACGTAATCCTAACGGACAATATTCTACATTATGGATACAGGTTCCGGCAATCAGTGGAAATAGTGTTATCTATAATAGCCTAAGTCTAAACAATAGAAATATCTATAGTTTAAGTACTAGGGATCAGGATCAAATTGATTTAAACTTTTCTGATGGTAACTTTGGTAACTTGCCTACAGGACAGTTCCAGTTGTTCTACCGTCAAAGTAACGGAAATACATACACCATTAAGCCTGAGCAAATGGCAGGTATAACTGTTAATATTCCATATGTTGATAAAAATGGATTAAATCAAACATTAAGTTTGATCTTAAATCTTGAATATACTGTAAGCAATAGTGCTCCGGCAGAATCAAATATTTCTATTCAACAAAAAGCTCCACAACAATACTATACACAAAATCGTATGGTTACTGCTGAGGATTATAATATTGCTCCGCTAACTTATACAACCAATGTTCTTAAAATTCACAGTGTTAATAGAATCAGTAGTGGAGTAAGCAAATATTTTGAACTTAGCGATGTTAGCGGAAAATATAGCCAAACAAACATCTTCTGCGATGATGGCATTTTGGCAAAAAACATTACAAGCTCCACAACTTCTTTTAGCTATGCTACACAAAATGATATTTGGGCAGCATTTAAAAATGATTTAGATCCTGCGATTGCAAGTACCGAATTATATTCCTTCTATTTAGATTTATATAGAAAATCTCATCCTGTTTTATCTAATCCAACATTTAATCTTACATGGAACTTGTCTAATGTTGTTGCTGGTCAAAGTCGAGGATATTTCATGGGATCTATTCCGACCATAACAGGTCAACCTAATCCTATTGTATCTCCTCAGGCAGTTGGACCACAGTACGCATCTATTTCTTATGTATTATATTATGTCACACCAGGGGCAATGATTAAATTTAGAGCACCTGACAATGTAGACAATCAAACTCAATACTTTGATGCCAATGGAAATATTACAACAACTACTCCTAGTCAAGATCCTACAGTTTCCTTATATCTATGGACCACCGTACAACAAGTTATTGGTACAGGCTCCAACAACGGTTTAGGAAATCTTAGCGATGGCACCGGTCCTATTATTTTAACCAATGTTATACCTGACGGATGTATCCCTGTGGAAGTTGTGCCTGCATATTCTAATAGCTTAGGGTATTCATTTGAAACTAGTCTTATTAACTTATGTTCTTCTAAACTAACATTTGGTCTAACAATCAATACTTCTACAAGAACATGGAATGTAATTTCAAGTAATAACTTAAATCGAGCATTTATCACAGACACTTCGATGTTTGATTATGCTGGAGATACAACAAACGGTCAGTTAGATGCTAGTTGGTTAGTAATGTTTATGTGGAATCCAACTTCACAAAGTTATCAAATTATATCGAAGAATGAACAGTTTATTTTCCAAAGTGCTACTCAGACTGGATTCTATGTNGATAANAANAAAATAAATTTNGACTACACAAATAACTCAGTAGTCAAAGATAAAATTACTGTCTTGTCAGTTAATGCAGCAATAACCAATACTAATGCAATAGTTAAAGGATTTCCACTGCCTACAGATTATACATGGCAAATTGATAACTCAATCGTTGAAGCAGACGGGTATATTGATCCATCCACTGTGGTGATTAGTTATTATCAAGATCAAAATAGTCAACAGTTTAGTCAAATTTCTAATCCAGATAGTTTTAATAACATTGTTGGAGATAATACAACCCTAGTTACATTAAATGGTTCTACTGTTACACTCCCAGGCCGAAGCAATTTAAAATTCCAATACCAACATAATCCAAGTAATGAAGTTAGAATTGATCCTGCCAAGAGTAACATCATTGATGTTTATATGTTAACCTCGGCCTATGATTCTGCATTTAGAAACTGGCTATTAACTGGTAATGGTACAAAACCTATTCCTCCAACAACCAATGCTTTAGAAAATAATTATTCAGCTGACCTTGAACCGATAAAAACAATAAGTGATCAGATTGTTTATCAACCAGCTGTTTATAAAATACTTTTTGGCAATAAAGCAGAACCTAAGTTACAGGCAACATTTAAGGCTGTTCAAAGTCCAACCAGTGTTTTAAGTTCTAACTCTATTAGAAGTAAAATATTAGATGGGATTAACTCTTTCTTTGCCTTGGAAAACTGGGACTTTGGTCAAAGTTTTTATTTTAGTGAACTATCAACTTATATTATGAACATGTTAACACCTGACATTACAAACTTCTTGATTGTCCCGGTATCCAGCAACTTTGGAAATCTATATGAAGTTTCGTGCCAAAACAATGAAATTTTTATCAGCGGAGCAACCGCAGAAAATATACAAGTTATTTCGGCAGCAACCGCGGCACAGTTAAACATTAGTGGAAGTTAATAATGTCAACATCAACAGTACATTCAGTTAACCTATTACCAACATATCTACAAACAAATAAA